CCAATACTTCCATCCAATGAGGTCGCAGTTGAATCCAAAACTTTCCAACCACAAGTTACACCATTTGACGAAAGAACTTGATATCCACTGCTTATCGCTGCACCAGCAGTTCCTCCAATATGAAGTTTGCCACTTGCGATATTCAATCCACCAAAGGTTGTTCCTGTGATACCACCATCACTTGGAGCAATACCACCGATTACAACATTACCATCTCGTCTTGCGACTAGAGTTGGTAAAAGCAAACTACCATATGCTGCTTCTTTTCCATAAACAGCAAAACCAGAAGTCGCACCAGATCCATCGAGTTCAATTTCAACAGAGCCTTCTGTATATGCTAGTCTAATTCTCTCGTCATCTTGAAGACCTTTGCTTGCAGGATTTCCTCCAAACGAGGCAATTCCTGTAAAACCACCGGATGTTCTTCCAGTTCCAGTTTGACCTGCTGTGAAATACTTGATTGCAAAGGTTGATCCACCTCTATCTGTATACAAAATAGGAGTGCCGATATTTTGGATATCACCAATGTTTAATATACCATCTCCGGTCCACGCTCCACCTATTGATGCTGATTGATTGTCGAAATCAAGAACAAGATTCTTGGTTCCATAACGTGTTCCTGATATATTTCTACCACCAATGGTAAAGATATTAGATCCATCATCTTGTTCATATCTTATTTCGGCACCAGCAATACTAGAACTTGTTAGTGCAGAGAGAGAATTGTTCGTTAGATAAACGGCAGAAGAGGTAGAACCAACGAGTTGTATTTCACCTTCAGACAACCATGCAGCGGCAGATGCACCACCAGATGTTACACCAAAGAATACTCCGCCATCTTCTCCAATGTGAAGCGGATCTAATCCTGCAACAAGAGGAAAGTCATCAGTGAAGAGTTGATATCCTTCGTAGGTTCCACCTCTGTTGTATACCAGAATGTCTCCAGTTACAAAGCCACCGGGAGTTGTTACCGTATTGAAAACAACATCACCGGTTTGACCATTGATGCTTCTGACAACTCTACCATAAAGTGTTGCGCCACCAAAATCCACAGTAGATCCACTGACGTTTACAAATCCAGCAAAGGTGACTCCATCGACGAAGGTAAAGTCACCAGTCAAGGAATTTGGAAGATCCAAGCCAATGGTCACTATTCCATCTGATCCTACAGTGAATGTGATACCAGCATATTCACCTTGATCATTGGTAATACCATAGATCTCAAGAGGATTTAGAGTGTTGATGATTTGATTCGTCTTGTCGAACCAAGCACGAAAAGTATCGGAGAGATAGATTCCGTTGAGATTGTCGAATGCGTTTCCTGCCATGTATTTCCTCTTCTATATCTATGCAGAGTAATTGTTTTCGATCAACAAAGAATTCAAAGATGTATCACCAAAGTAGACTGTAGCCAAATATCTACCGAACTTTCCTTGCTTATCCTTGACCGTTTCGATCACACACTTGTTGTCATGCTGTTCAAATGTCTTTATTACAAAGTTTTTTGCTTCAAAACCTCTCTTTTTCTCTTCCAAATCTCTTGTTCTGACTTCTGGTGTATCTACTCCAAGAAGTCGAATTCTCATGTCCATTGAAACTCCAAATCCAAGATCAACACATAGGTCTATCGTATCTCCGTCAACAACTCTATCAAGACTAGCAGAGTAAATAAACATTACAATTTAATGATGTAGTTGATCGCCAGATATGGCTGTCTAATGTCTATGGGATCATTATTCATTCCGTTTGCATCAAAATTTGGATCTGGTCTAAAACCAGCAACTGGTCTTAGTCCATAGTCTTGTAGGTAGTTTGCCTCTAAATTAACTTGTTGACCTTGAACGGTTTCTGCGATTTTCGACGGAATGGCAACACCTTTTAGATCTGTCCCCAACCCCCCCGGTGATTGATATTGATATGCAAAACCAGATATTGCACCTAATGGTGCGATATCTGCGTTAGGATTAACACCGAAAGATTCATATCTTTTAGCAATAAGATGATAAACTTCATCGGCAGGTTCTGTTGTTTGTTCAAAACCAGTGCTGGTAAGTATATTAAAATCCATAACAGTATTTCTAAGAACCGGATCACTTTCGTTCAGGTCGCCCAATCCAAATTGGTGAGTATGTTTTGGAAGTTGGCTCGAACTCAAAGTAAATGTATTTACTCCACCCCTTGATGCCAATGGATTTGATCCATCTGAACCAAGAGGAACTCTACTTCTTAAATCAGGAACTCTAAACTGCGTAGACAATTCTCCTCCAGTGTTATAAGTAGTTCCTATTCTAGCAAAAAGTGAAGCATAGTCTCCAATTCGAGAATAGAGTCCTCCATCACACAATAGGAATCCGCTGGGAACAGGATTTTCAGTGGTGATGTTACCAGCATAGGGAAGAATGCTTCCTACCGGAATGGATCGACGAATTATATCCTGACCTTCCTCTGTTAAAGTTGGATCTCGAAGAGGAACCGCAGAAACGGATTGTATGATTGGAACTTGACTAGCATTTCCACTGTTTTGAGCATCGTCTCCCATCAAAACCACTTTGATTTGATACTGATTGAATGCACCAATATTTTCTGACCCTTCGGATATAAATCTAACAACACCCGGAGTTAAGCCTTGTGGTTTAACTTCACTGAATGGTGTGCTGCTGTCTCCTTCGGGAACAAGTTCAATCCAATTGTTGTCATCAAAATTTCCACTTGGTGTATCTGGTCCTTGAATCTTTGCAAAGACTCTAACCTTAGACTCACCCAAGAAAGATCCTTCAACAAAAGCAGCAATATTATGTGCAGTTGTATCCAGTGTTACCTTTCTAGAAATATATCTTGATCTATTCGTTGCAACTCTTGAAGTTGGACTTAGTTCTTCCACGATTGCCGCGGCATCATCGTTGTTTGCCATGTATTCAATAGCAACCACACCAAACCTATCTCCATCTATCATTGGAGAAACTGCTTCAGTTCCAGCATCAGGAAGAAGAAGAGAACTTACTTCTAGTTGTTGAGTTTCTGTTATAATATACTTTTCAGTCAATTGAAGAGACAGTGTTTCGTTGAAATTAATTCTTCTTGTATCGAGACCACTAGCAACAGTTTCGCCCGTTAGAAGATTTGTCAAACGAACATTCTGGTTGACTTGCTCATTGGTGTGGAAATACAGAGCATGTGCTGGTTTTGTTTGAGTTAGATTTGTCTTGAATTTGATTGTCGTAAGAGTTGAATCTACATCAAACACACACCTGTTGATGTTCATCTTCAAATACTGATCCAATACACTGTATGATTGTCCATTGTTGAGTGGCAAATGCATTTGACGAATGTATCTTGGACGAATTACGGTGGAAACTGGAACTAGTTCATTTCCATCTATTCCTCTTGCACGACTTCCTTCTACACCCATGTAAAGTTCGTAGTCTGTAGAGTTTCCTGATATACAGATTGCGTATGACTTTCCGGGACGAAGATATACTGGAGTCGAGAACTCAAAATTGGTCCCTCCAGTGGCTTCAGTTGCATTATGATCTGACACCACCACAACATCATCCAGATTTTTAGTTACCTCAGAGAAAGGAAGAACTTTGTATGGGTGGGGAGATCCTTGATACATTGGTCGAATTGAAAGTTTAACTGGAGGCTTATTTGCTGCCTGTTGTTCAGCAGTTGGTTTCTTGGCAAAGAATAGAGTGATATCACTCAACATCAATCCGTTTCTGAAATTGGTTGGATCAATGTATATTTCTTGGGCAAATGGTGTGACAGAATTAAGCACAGGAGACAGGTTTCCATCTGCATTTGCTTCATAGTAGTCCTCAGAAACATCTTCGGTGTTTGAGGCTTTTCTTCTGGTTATCGCTGGTCTTGCTGAGAAGATGTCATTGCTTCTGGTATCAAGTAATCCTTCTGCATGATAAATTGCATCTGCACTTGATGATGAAATTACGAGTGAGGCTTGATCTTGAATTCTAACTAGTTTCTTTCCTGTAAGGAATGTTCTTGATGGAATATCAAAGGAGCCTGTTGCTTCTCCGTTTTCGTTCGTTGATACTGCTTGAACAACTCTAGTTCCCTCAAAATATACAGAATGAATTGTGTTGGGTTTCAAGTTTTTAGCAGTAAATGTAATTGTTCGGCTTCTTGCGTATGGAACAACACTCAAATCAACAATCTTGTCTCCAATCTTTCTGGTGATCTTGTCCGACAAAATTCTAGAGACAAAAGAAGATCTTTTTGGTGCGCTGTAGTCCGATCCAGAGGAGGAATGTTCTATGTTAATGTCATTTCTTTTTCTCGAACCAAACCAAAGAGTTTCCCAGTCTCTCCACTGAGAGCCAAATCCTCTTGTTCTGCCTCTTTGGTATGCAACAATATTACTTTCCCAGTTGTCTACTTCACCAACAATATTTACCATAACCTTTGGTTTTATGATAGCGGAGAAATAAGGATCACTGCTTGGAGATAGTTGCAGAGTACCCAAGAAATCAGGAATACCAAATTGATTTACCTTTATTGTGTCGCTAGATAAAACATTTGAGGTATAGATTGTAGTATCATGCGTTAACATATAAATGTTGTCGCTTGTTTTCTTGGTGTTTGATCCTAGTTCTGCACCAGTAAGACCCATGTGGTGGAAAGAAGATTCGAATGCTGGTCTTAATGTTCCATCTTCTGGATCAATGGAGCAGTTGTGATCTCTAACGGATGTGACTGTGTTGTTATGTCCAATAAAGGTATCTACAAAGACAGTGTTGTTTGAACCAACGAAATATTCTGGTTTAAACGCTTTCGCTTGGCTGATTGCTCTTGCTTCAAGATCTCTTGTATACGCCCAATATTGATCGTATTGTTGAGTTTGTTCTATTTCATTGATTCCAGACATTGTAGTTCTTTGGTTGTCAATGTGACGATACTTAATATCATCTGGAGAAACTGTATATGCTGGAACCTTAAATTCACCTAATGTCATCTGTGTTACTTGCGTCTGCGGAGCAACAGGAGTATTTGATGGAATTCCTTGTATTAATTTGAATGTTCTGTCAGAATCTATCACCAACTTGTCAATTCTTGGCATGTAGTGAACATAAGAAACAAAAGAACCAAATGCTGGACTGGGCATAGCAACTACCTGTGGTTCACCACTTCCGTTGTCAAACCTAGCATTCTCCTCTGAAACCGCAACAGGTCTAAAGTCAAATGCATCGGCAAGACTGTATTTTTCTCCAGTTTCTGTGTCAGTAAATACAGGAATGTCGTCATAGGTAAAGTTGTCCGTTATTGGATATGAATCTACTGTAAAGGGACCATTTCCAGCATGACTAAATCTCTTATAAGACACGGTGTTTAACTTTAGTTTTCCTGTGTCTGCATCAGTTCCACAAGTAAAACCTGCTTTCAATATCAATCTGCTGTTATAATATGCTTCGTTTGTGTGATTTACATCTAGATCAAATCTATCAGTTACATCGCCAAACTCATCCGTTATTGATGTTACTTCATAGACATCTGCATGATCAAGAACAACAATGGTTTCATCGTCCGAGCCGACTTCACCACCCAAAGAAGGAGTAGTGAGTTCTGTTTCTACTAGCGTTTTAGTTCTTATGTTGTTTTCTGGGTTTGTTGATTCTGATACCCATCTCTGTGTTGCTATTACTGTTCCCTGTCCGTTTGGTTGAGCAATAGATCCACTAGGAATGCTGATTGTTAGTGTTTTTGGTGATGCATTGTTGTTTATTTGAAGATTTAAGTCAACACCAACTCTGAGCATTGTTGCACCTGCTCCCGATGCGTTGTTTCCATAATATACCACATAGTTGGTATAGTTAGAATCCAAGAAAGGAAATTCAGATGTAACAGTGGCAGAACTTCCACTCATCTCAAAGTTATAAGGTTTTTTAACGATAAACTGAGAGGGTAGATCATCTCTATTTGTTTTGATGAGACCACTTCCAATAGGAGCCTTGAATATTTGTCTGGAAGATCCCGGATTTTTCAACAGAACATCTAGATTGGGTTCGGACAATCTAAATCTATTCGTTTTATTATCATCAGAGCCAACCGTTCCATCTTGAACCGATATGTCCGTTAGGTCTTTAAATCTTTTGCCCTCGTTCATTCTTATGTTAAACAAGAACAGTCTAAATTCACCTCTTACTTCGTTGTAATCTTCGTTTGCACCTATAGCCATTTCTTGAATGGTTCTTATGTTGCATGTTCCAATTGTCTCGAACGTACCATCTTCATTTCTTCTCTCGATGTTTGCTGCTCTTTGGTTTGTAAACATATCCCTATCTGTATCAGTAACTGGACCCCAAGCATTGAACTCTGCTTCTATAGTTACATAATTTTTGCTTGGTGTGTTTAGGGTTACTACTCTCAGTGTTTCTTGATGGTCTTCACCGTTCGCTCTTTCTATGGGAAAATAAGATGGGACGATTGTTTCAAATTCATAGCCATTTACATATGCTTTTCCAGAAGAAATTTGAATAGCATGAAAGTCTTCATTTTCAGTACCAAAAGCATCTTGGTGTGTTAGAGTGGTTACTTGAAATGGAGATACTGTATAATGACCAGATTCATCATAGGTTCTTCTAGCAAGTGTTTCTTCAAAAATTGCATAGTCAGTATATCTTACTTGCTTTGTTGTGTTTCCTTGATCAATCCGAACAAGTTCAAAGAAACTTTCTCTGTTGGTTTCTGTTAGTGGAATTTGATCGAGTTTAAGTTCTACCTTGTAACGATCTGCACCGGGAGAGTTGAAGTTGTAAAAACCAAAAGATGGATCTTTAAGTGTTTCATCTTGATCGGCTGTTACTATTTCTCTTTCGATTCTAAAACCAACACTAGTAGATGGATTTACATAATCTCTATAAATTGCACCACCTGCGCTTGTTGCGGTAGATGAAGATGCTGCAATTGTTCCTGCATCACTTTTGAGGAGAAACCCATCGGCATAGAAAAATCCCTCTGCAATAGAAACGATGTTACTTGCTTGTGCAATTGCGGGTGGTTCGTTTGTATTATTTGATTTAATGCTTACTTCAATAACAGGTAGAGTTTCTTGTATTGTTAAAGTTTCGCCTGCTGAGAAATTACTCCCTGTTGTGTAGTTTGCAAAGAAAATCTGATATCCATCATCTTGATATGTGGTACTTCGATCTGCATATGCGACTATGGTTGCTTGAACTCCAGAATTATTTCTGATTGTCTTGCCGAGAAACGATTTTAATTGTTCTTCTGTAAAGATTGTTCCTGTGTTGTCAAGTCTGACTGCAATTGAAGATGACTCTGTGATTTCACCGCCCCGTATAACTGCTCCTTCTTCAAAGAAGTGATCACCAAGTCTTTCAATCTGATTTTGAAGGATGGTTTGTAGTTGAGTTATCTCTCTTGCTTGAAGAGGAAAACCCGGTCTTGACATGATTCGGAGAAACTTTTTGTTCTCATCATAATCATCGTAGTAAGGTACGCCGCCATGAATATCGTTTCTGTATGATTTAGCCATCTTTTCCCTTAAAAGTCAATGTTTATCTTGAATATGTCAGCCTGCTCTGCTGATCTAGTTACAGGATCTATACTTGATATGTATAAAAGTTGTCCAGAAAAAAGATTGAGTTCTGGCGGTGAAACTGATTCTATGGTTAGATCTAGTCCATCAACTGACAATGTTTCTCCTCCAGTGAAACCCAAAGCACCAGAAGAGGAACCCGGATAAACATTGGTGATGTATAGATCTCCACTAGAACCCCGAATGTTATCAAAATACAAGACATTTCCGACAGAACCACTACTGCCAGTCACACCATAATCTATTGTTATGTCTCGATATGGATCTTCTGGATCAAATGAATTTCCATCATTTCTTCCAATGCTTAGTTTGTGAGAGCATCTATATGTTTCTAGATTACTAGGACGAATTGAATCCTCAAACAAAGTGTTTGTCACTTCTGCCGTTTTGTTTGTAAATGTGTATCCATCTGTGTTGTTTCCGCTGAAGATGTAAACTGTTTCTCCGTTGATAAACGGTGAGTTAAGTCCATCTAAGGTGACTTGCGCTCTTGCTGTTCCATAACTAATGAACTGCCTTGATTTCCCCAGATTGTATGATTGTGAGCCAAATACAAATTCACCGTTTTCAATAAAAGTGGGAGAAAAGGTTATTCCCTTTGGAATCAAATCAACTTTCGTTTGCTTATATGCAACAGTTCCAACAACCTTTCCAGCATTGTCATACGAAAAGTTTATGGTTGGAGATAACCAAAGTCCATACTGTCTATAATCATTTCCAATGACTGCTCGATCTCCCTCATCTCCAGACAATCGAGTTAGAATAGAAACTCTTCTCACATTGAGATCAAAGATAGGATCTCTTCCGAGACCTTTGGCTGGATTTATATTCACATTTAAAACGGTTGCAGTTGGTGATGCTACGGGAGATATGGTTGCTTCCGCAAACGAATAATTAGATCCAGAATTTACCAACACAATAGAATCTATCTTGTTGTCTGTGTAAATTCCCATTTTGGCATATGCACTTGCTCCAGTTCCATCTCCGGTTATGTTTACACTAGGAATTATTTCATACTTACTTCTAATATTTAATGGATCTAGGCTTGCATCAAATGCAGATTCTATGGTTGCTGTTTTTGTTTGACCAACATAGTCAGTGATTTTTCTGAACTGACCTACACCGGGACCAGACACTATTCTTATTGTATAGTCATTATATACATCATCTGATGAAGATGCTTTGCTATCGAGCCGTATTGAATTTGTTTCTACTGCTCTAATATAATGCTCATCTGATGGTCGAATTACATAGGAGTATCCAGAACCCGTTGTGCTTACACTTATTCCGTCAAGTCTTCCTGTTCCAACATTGTATTGAACATTGTATTGAAGTTGTCTGTCTTGATTGTCTGTATATGGAAACGGTTTATTTTCATAAATGGGAACTTCAATCATTGGAATGTAGTTTTCATCTATAAAATCTCTCAAGTTTTCGGGAACCTTAAACAAAAACTTCCAGATATAACCGTTGCTAAGATAAATCGGAGAGGTATCTGTTCCTTTTGGCTCTTCTAGAGATTTTCTTCCACCACCAGCAGAGATACAAGCATAGACATTGTTTTCACTTGTATGGACATAAAAATTTCTTTGTGTGTTGTCTTCAGTATATGACCAAGGTTGATATATTGTTCCTTGTGTCCAGTTGACTCTGTTTATCATCAGAGAGACTTTATCATCGTCCAACAGTTTCACTGTCTGTATTTGTCTTCTGGTTTTACTTTCCTCTTCAATACTGTTTTTCCCGTTGGGTGTAGTTGCAGTATTAGCAATGAAGAATCCAACACTGTTGTCCAAAGACGTAAACTGTCTTTGAATTTCTCTTGCCATGAAGGTTTTTAGTTTGTTGCTGAATTGCGTCATGTCTTTTCCGTTATGTGTAATCTACGTCGTAGATAAAAGTCTCTACGGGAATATCCATCCAACTCGTATTATATGTATTCCCAAAATTAGCACTGGAAGAATCTCTTGATGGTTGAATGAAAGATAATTCTACCAATCTTGATGTTTGAGTGGTTTCACCAATTATTGGAACAGACTTGGATGCAACAAAGACTCCATTTAAAACATCAACCAATAGTGTGTCAATTCCTATATTATAAAATCCAGCAGCACCATTTGGAAAGTTGTTCGGATCATCACCCAGAATATCATTGTGGTTGTATGCACTAGGAACAAAATCTATGACTTCACCAATTGCAATTGATTCACCCAAACGATCTTGTCTGACTATTTCGCCTTGAACATATGAAATTCCAGTTGAGTTTGGATTTGGAAGCATCGGTATTTTAACTCTTTGTCTCTCTCCAGTGAGACCCATTCCAGTTACTCCAAGGTGAGCAGGATGTCTGTTTACTATCCAATAGTCTGCCGTTGGAGAATCGGTTCCTTCAACTTGAACAACTTGACCTCCATAGTATCCACCAGATAAACTAGTATATTTTGGAGATACATATCCACCGTAATGACTTATGCCATCATATCCTCCACCGATTATCGTGTTTGTTCTGTTTGAACCAACCGGGAAAAATCCAAACAGACCAACAAATTCTCCATCCGAATCTGTTGTTGCGCCAAGATATCCAGTTGATCCAATCGCGCCATTTATTAGAGTTCTTTCTGTTTCGATGTCATCAAATGTTAATGAACTTGATGATTTATTGTCATAGACAATATAAGGATTATGTGTTTGACCATATTGGGGATAGAGATGTGGTGTTCCTGTAATAGATGATGCAAACTCTATACCAAAAAAGTCTTCTGCGGTTCTTCCATCTTGACCATTGTATCCCAAAGGATAGAAATCATAATGAGTTCCGCCGTATGTGAATCCTCTTGGGTCGATGGTCGTTCCAAATGTATGTGGAAGATAATGACCAATCAAAGGATTGTATCGAATGTCTTTCGATGTGGTTAGTGTCAAACCGGCTGTGATTGTGTTTTCGTTTAAGTACTCACCCAGCAGAATAAATCCACTTGGATGAACAAGCCTTTTTACGATTGCTGCATATTTCTGGAGGGCTTGATCTACTCTTAGAATATAAGAAAAATCTTGATAGTAAAAGTTGTCTTGAATGAATGATCTTGAACTAAGTTTTCCAGTCTCATCCAAATAGGTGTCCGGTTTATTGGCAAGAATGTTGCCTGCTTTTGGAGAAAACTCAGCACCCGTTCCAGCAAAAGATACGAATGTATATTGAAGTTGATCTGCTTCTCTGTAGACGTTGTAGTTGTCTCTGTAGGAAAGAGATCTTATGTCTCCGTCTGGTCCTATTTGTTTTACTGTTGCTCTGAGAACAAGTCTATTGTCTAGGTCTGTTACTGTGATTTCGTCGTTGATTTCAAAACCACTTCCACCATTTACTATGTTCAGTGCAGACAGTGTTGGAAAAAGAGTTGCATAGTATTTTGTTGGAGATGCTGTTGCGGTTGTGATTTCTATTTTATTTTGATCATTAAATGAACCAGAAACATCTACAAGAGATAATCTGTAAAAGTCTATTCCTCCTTGTTGGAAAAATTCAACTCCATCAATCTTTGCAGTTGCATTGATAACACCAGACACAGGGTGTCTTTGAACCACTAATCCATTTATACACGTTATTGCTTCATCTATCGTAAATATAGGTTCAATGCGAAGAAATTTATTATCATCAAAGGTGCTGGTTGAAAGCCTTAGAACTCTTTCTCTTGGATATGAAACGGAAACTGTCGTGTTGTAAAGAATTCTAAAGAGAAGATCAAAAGACGCTTTGCTTCCCTTGGATCGGTATAGATCTGTGATGTTTTTTATTAGCGTCTTCTCGTTTATGCCATCAGCAAGATCGAGTGGAAAATCCTTAAGATAGACATTTCTGAAATACTCTAAGAAACCATCCAAAGTCTCATCAATATCTTTATAGGTTCCAACAGCAACACCCTCATACCTTGGATTTCCCTCTTGCTCCATCCATTCGTAATATGCTTCTATGAACTGAACAAATGTTTCGTAGTTGGAAAGAATAAAATCAGGTAACTGATCTTTAAGTTGAGTTGAAATTCTTTCGTCTATGCTTTTGACATAGTTCAATCTATCGAAAGTGTACCCATCTATCCTTAATGGTAAAAGAAGTGATCCTCCAAATATTTTTAGTGGCATATTTTACTCCTTAACCATTATAGGTTGATGTGAACGTGGAAAGGGAATTGTTTTGGGTTGCAATGGTCGTCGAAACAAACTGCTCTATTCCATTAAGTTTTACTTGTATTGCAGTAAGATCATTTTGATAATCATTGATCAAAATCATGTCTCTCTTGGATGTGTATCTTTTATTGTTTGCCTTTGCATTAACTTGTATGAAGGGTGTCTCTTCTGGAGAAAGAATTTGAACTCTATCAAGAGTAATTGTTCCTCTTTCATAGTTGACTTTTCCTGCGTTTAATGCAACTAAAGTTTTTGTCTGATCTTCTTTTCTTTGATAGAATGATATTTTTCCATATCCATCGTCTTCGAGAAACACATTTTGTATCTCGCCAGCACTGTTCAGAAAACGGAATTCATTTGAAGATACAACTGGTATATGTCCATCGTGTGGGTGGTAGATGGGATTTCCAAAGTCTAGATCATAACTAACAACTCTAGACGATGTTGACAAAAACCTTTTTTCCATCGTTATAGAGACAGAAGAAGAATCAATAGAAGCCGAAGAAGAATCAACATCAGTCAAAACTTTTGATATTGAAAAAGATTGATCAAACTTTCCTAAATTTCTGTTTAAATTCTGGACAATATTTGTTTTGATCGCTTCCGCCAAAGATGCTGCTGTCAGTGAAGTCTTGTTTGTGTCATAAGAGACATCAAAGTTGAATCTTAAGTATGTGTAATTTGGATCAATCACTATTGGTTTTGTTGCAAGGACTGCTTTTGTTGATAAGAATTCTTCAACTTGTTTTTTTAGAGGAGTTGTTATAACAGTTCCTGTTTTTGGTTTGAGAGCAATGAACACACTTCCATAACTAGGTGGTTCTGCCTCTTCTCCTCCATAGACAAACACGGAATCAAAGTCACTAAAATTTGATTCTATTATAGAAGAATAGTCGTTTTTGGTTACTGCTCTATTTTGTGCGGTGAATGATCTTGGGGCACGAAAACGAATCACATTACTGGCTTCTTTTTCTCCGCCACCGGATGCAGGAGATTTTACGACAACAGTATTGGAATCGTTTAGATATCTAAAGGATCTATTTGTTTCACTATCATTGGCTCCGACACCATTTGCAACTGCTCCATCGGTAATCAAATATGTAATCGTAATCAAATTGCCGGTTTCAACTTTTTTACCAAGAACGTCATCGCCGAAAAAGATGTCGTAGTTTCCTTTTGGATTTTCCTCTAGAAAATAAACAGTTGAAGTCGAATCAAGTTCTGTAAGATCTGTAGATTTGTTCCAAACATCATTAAATCCAGTAGTATCGGTTTGAGATGTTTGAACACGAACTTTTATTGTTGATGTGTCTGCATCAAGATCGGTTATTTCATATCTGTTTTCTGTGGAGGAGTCAGGAACAACATAAGTATTGCTTACCAATGCTCCTTGCTTGATTTCAAGATCGCTTACAGTCCAAACACCATCAATGTTTGTGATCTCAGCAGAGTTAACATTGACAAAAACATAAGTCTCGGAATCAACGGTTGTCGTAAATTGTGCGCCGGGGCGAAGAACTGTAGTTCCGGGGTTTGATCCAAAGAACAAGTCAACAATGGCTGTAGATGCAGTTTTTGATGTTGGTGTATATCCCAATGCTTTGGCATGTGAGACGACCGATGATCGCTTGACTGCTGTATCTAAAAACAGTTCATTCGCAACAACATTGTTGTAAAATGCCTGATAGTGAGTGTTGTATGCTAAAATATCTAATATAGTCGAAAGAGCAGAACCCTCGTAGATGTAATCTTTGAAAACCTCTTGTCCTTCAAGAAAGGTTTTAAAATTAGTTTTGATACCGTCAAAATCGACAGAATTTATGGATAGATTTTTTCTATTTGTTGACATTATCGTAACCTCTTAAGTGTGAGGGGAACCAATAGAGTTCTGTCGGTCCCTGTCATTCTGAAAAAAATACTGACATCAAATGCGTTTGAATCTAAGTTTGCATTTACTTGTATTGTCATTAATGAAATTCTCGGTTCAAAGATTGAGAGTGCATTTTGTATTCTTGACTCTAATGCACTCGCTGTTATTGGTGTGAGTGGTTCAAAAAGTAAACTTCTTATACCGGAACCAAAATCAGGATTAAATGGTCTTTCTCCTATTGAAGTCAAAATTATATTCTTTACGGCAAATTTTATAGCAGCCTCATCACGAAGAATAGAAACATCGTTGGTGATGGGATTTCTTGAGAAGTTTAGATCTATGTCTGTATACTTTGCCATATCCTTATATCTATATGTTTAAAGACCCCCTGCCTCTCCAGCACTTTCGACAGCCCCCTTCAAATCTCCTCCAGCAATCTTGTCGAACAATTTTTTACCTAAACATGGTTGCTCAAGCATACTCAAAACACTGAACCCCACTGTCTTCTTCAATACAAAATCTAGTGCAGCCTCATATGCAAGATTGTCATCGTTGATTAGATTTGTAATGTTGGATTGTAGATCGCTAACTTTAGATCCCAATTCAACTAGTCCAGAGGTATCTTGATCAAACGGAAAGTTTGTTAAAAAGTTAGAAACATCACCGTCCACCAAAGATTGAACAGAACGGATC